AATCGTGCCACATTCAGTGGACTTATGCGGAAGTGACCCGCCGCGTATTACTTAGAACGTAACCAAGGAGAAACAAATGGGACGTCCGATTAATTCAAGATATTTAGGCCCAACCGCAGACGGCGGTAGAGATCTAACCGGTGAAGCTAAATTTTCACCAACAGTAAAAGTAGGCACTAATACAGTATCAGAAACTGGTATTATCGTTAGCCAACGCTCAGAAACAGTGTTTGTAGTAAACGATGCAGCAGACGGTTCGGGCAATCAAGGTTCATGCGAACTTGTTAACTCTGGTACTCCAGGCGATAATGAGATGGTAATTACTGGGTTTGTAGAAGGCGGATCAGCTGTATATATTCGTAAGCTACAGAACAGAACTGTAATTGATTTCGAGAACAACGTTTACACTTGGGAAATCCAAGACGACTCTACTGCAAACGTACTTGTTTTAACTCAGATTTAATCTATGGGGATTCGTCCCCATTTTTAGGAACTAACAAATGGCAAAGTATGTAAACGTAGAATCAGGTGACTACACGTTAAAGATAGACAACGGTGGCAATATTATATTGGACACCGGTATTCCTAGCCTGCCAGGTAAAGTAATTGTTACAGGCGACTTAGAGATACAAGGTGCTACTACTACAGTATATTCTAATGATTTAGTTATAGACGACAACATCATACAGTTAAACCGTCCTAGTACCGACGACGGCGAGTTGCCTGTGTTAACGCCTGAAGAGATCTTATCTGGTATCGAAGTAAACCGTGGAGCCGGAGTTGATCCCGCTAGATGGGTATATGACGGTGGTGTATCGTTTACTGACCCTCAAACAGATAGTGTTGTAGGCGGCGCATGGGTTCCTAGAGTAGAAGGCGGAAACCTTCTAGGTATTCAAGCAGTAAGTATTTCAACTCCAGACGCAGTAAACTTAAATTTAATAGGCACTGTAGCTGATGGTCCAGGAAGTAGTAAACCTAATACTGGAATGGTAACAGTTAAAGGTGCTACTGGTTATGCAGACCGGATTGGTAACCTACAGCTAGCAATAGTAGATTCTGGGCTACTTCCAAACCCTACGCCCGACGAAGTAGAAAAATTAGATTATATACCTAACGTAGAATGGGTACTAGAACAAATTGCTTTTACACTAACTCAAACACGTCAGCCAAGAATTGAAGAAGGTACATTTGCTGGCACCGAGACTTACGTAGAAACACAAGACGATACTGTTTCTGGTACAAGTCAAGTACTTATTGCTATAGACGGCAATATTACATCAACATTCCAAGACACAAACACAAGATTATTTGATGTAACAATCGAAGGCAACACTATAAGATCAACTGAACAAGATCAAGATCTTGTTTTAGTCGGCGATAGGTATGGCAGTGTAAAAGTAGACGACAGCCTGATACTAACACCAACTTCACAACACCTTAACGGTCTACTAGGGCCAGGCGATGCTGTTATTGACCCCGATGCACCTGTTGCTGCCGGCGGCGTCAAAATTTACGCTAAACCTGAAGAGCCCGGCGGAACTGGTATTTTCTTCGTTAACGAAGGATTTACTAGAGACGAATTGATAAGTAAAAACAAAGCAATCTTGTACAGCATGATTTTTTAATAGGAATATATAATGGCAATAAGAAATGTAGCAATTGATGATACAGGCGGAACAACCGAAGGCGGCGTAAGTTATCGTCACGAACTATTACTAGTGCCTGCAGATACAAGGTATGCAGTTACAACAGTAATGGTATGCAACCAGTTTGACCCTGGAGCTCCGGGCGCTGACTCAGCAGATTCTGCTTTCGATATGTATATTGTTCCTGACGGTAGTACAATATCGCCAGGTACAACTGTTGTAGTGAGAAGGCTGTCGCTTCCGGCAGGAGAAACGTTTACATTTGATTCAGAAAAGATCATCTTAGGCGAGTTCGATAGAATTGTAATCGACGGTTCGGCACCAGGCAACTTAGTAGCAACAGTGAGTTACTTGGAGGTCTAATGAGACTGTTAAAAGCACAGAATACAAATCTAAGAAGTATTAAAGGCAATGGCGTTAAGTACGACGTTGACGACCAAGTAATAATGGATAGCAAAAATGTTCTGCTTATTCCAAAGGGCACTGAAGCAGAACGTCCGGCAAATCCAACTGAAGGCCATATGCGTTTCAATACAGACGACACTCAGTTTGAAGTATATCAGAACGGTGAGTGGAGAGAAATACGCTTTAAAGAGCCAAACCAAGATCCTGGCATTGTAACTCAATACCTAGGTGACGGCGACGCAACTGAAACCGTATTTGGTCCACTCGCTTCTGGCGATGCAGACTATCCTGTTCCAGTAGCAGCACAAAACGTATTCATATATGTAGAAAACGTATATCAAGTTCCAGGACCGTTATCAGACGGCTTAGTTGAAATCGGTAACTACACTCTGCAGGAAAGTGTAAGCGGCAGTTTAGGAGGGCCGGGTTCACCGTATGCAGATGGATGGTACGTTGTATTTGGATCGCCACCTGATGCAGACAGACCTATAATTGCAGTTCATAACTTTGACAAGTAAGCTACCCAGGTAGCTTATTTTTTTATGCAAAGATAAATACTACTAATGTAAGGAAGGGCTTTACAAACAAACCGTGGTTAACCCGCGAGGCAAGGTGGTTAGAGGGACAGGATCCCCGTATAAGGAGAGATAATGGCTAATGTAGGTCGTATATCGGGTCCGCTACTCAAGGCGAACCTAGTAAGAAACGGAATTGATATAGCAGTCGAAACAGACCTCCTATACGTAGATGTAAACAATTTAAGAATCGGCGTAAACAACGCTGCCCCAGCTTACGATTTAGACATCACAGGCACCACTCAAACAACTTCACTTTTATCCGGACAAGCAACTGTAGACAACGTTGACATCGACGGCAACGATATCACTGTGCTGTCTGGCAACCTAAGACTAACCGGATTTGATGCTTCAGCCGGTGTTGAAGCAAACGACTTATTCCTAACGCAAAACCAGCTAACAACTGTTGCGAGTGGCGACAATATCTTAATTGATACCAACACTACTAGCAGCGTGATTATCAACAGCAGACTAACTATTAACGACGCAGCTAACGTAGACACCAAGATGTCTTACGGCAGCTTGTCGTTTAACGGTGAAACGTCTGAAGCACTAATTGAAACAACGACAACTGACTTAGACCTTCAGTTGTCGTCAAACGGCCTTGGCATTGTAGTAACCAACAGCAACACACAAGTAGGATCAGGTCCAGGTGATCCTAAAGACCTAACTGTTACAGGCAACACTTTCCTAAACGGTAACCTAACTATAGACGGCAACATCACAATCGGTGATGCAGACACTGACGGCATCACAATCGGTGCAGATTTTGAATCTAACCTGGTTCCAAACGCAGCAAGCACATACGACCTTGGCACACTTACCAAGTACTGGAGAGATGCGTTTATAGGTGACCTACAGTTAACTACAAACAGCCTTACAACTACAGTTACGAACAGCGACATTAGAATAACACCAGACGGTACTGGCAACGCTGTTATAGACACAACTAAGGCTCTAGTTCTTCCAATAGGTACCTCAGCAGAGAGACCAGCAGATACAACAGGTGCAATTCGTTGGAACACAACAAACGAAAACTACGAAGCATTTGACGCACGCACAGGCATAAACGAATGGGCTACAATTCCGTTAGGTCAAGCTGTTACAAGGTATCAGTTTACTGCAACTGGCGGACAAACTGAATTTACAGGAGCGGATGACAACGGTAACACATTTGCTACAGTACCAGGCGGCACAGAAATTGTAATTCAAAATGGGCAAGTGTTAGAAGAAGTAGAAGAATATACAACTACAGACACAACACTTACACTCGTTACCGGCGCTACTCTTGACGACGACGTTAACATTATCTCTATCGGCACATTCAAGGTAGGCGACGTTGTACCAAAGAGTACAGGCGGAACATTTGATAGCGGAGTTATTGTTGACGGCAACTTCAGTGTATTCAACAACACTATCTTAGACGGCTCGTTGAATGTAGTAGATAGAATCGTAAGCATAGGTACAGGAGCCAGCGGCACACTTCCAGCAAGTGACGATGATCAGGATCGTGGCATAAACTTTAAATGGCACGACGGAGTATCAGGTAAAAACGGCTTCTTTGGGTTCGATGACTCAACTGGTTACTTTACTTTTATTCCTGATGCAACAATCACAGGCGAAGTAGTATCCGGCACGCAAGGCGACGTTCAAGCTACAAACTTCCGAGGCGACGTAATTGCTGCCGATGTTTCAACTGGAACCTTAACAGCAACAGGTGTCGTTTCGTTTGATACTACAGAAGCAATTAAGATTCCTGTAGGCACAACAGCAGAACGTCCTGCATCTCTTGCAACTGGACAAATTCGTTACAACTCTGATCTAACAATATTTGAAGGATATAACGGTACTGGTTGGGAATTGCTAGGAGGTGTTACTGACACTGACGGCAACACATATATTCAAGCAGAAACTTCTTTAGGTGCTAATAACAATGAATTAGAATTCTTTGTTTCTGGTACAAGAGAGATGTTGATTGACTCAACTGGTGTATCACTGACACAGGCCCTGCCTACTACGTCAGGCGGCACAGGCCTTGCAACGTACACTCAAGGTGATATTGTCTATAGCGATGCAGCAGATAGTCTAGCAAGTTTAGCTATTGGCGCAACAAACACAGTTCTTGTTAGCAACGGTTCTGCTCCTGCATGGAGTACATCGCTAAACCTAGCAGGTACATTAGATGTAACTGGTGCAGTAGGTTTATCAGGAGCAATTACACAGACTGACACAACTGCATCTACTGATGTAAACACTGGTGCTATAGTTACAGACGGTGGCGTTGGTATTGCAGGCGCTCTTAACGTAGGCGGCAATGCTACTATAACCGGCGACCTAACTGTTGACGGTAACACTAACATTAACTCAGCGTCGTTGACCACTACATCAAACACATTAATACTTGCAGACGGCTCAGCTGATGCAGTAGCAGCAGACGGAGCAGGTGTTGTTGTAGATCTAGGAACTGACGGTACTGCTGATATAACATACGATCAGGCTACCGACAGTTGGACGATCAATAAAAATGTTACTGCTACTACCTTTACTGGCAACCTAATTGGTAACGCAGACACAGCAACAGCTTGGGCTACAGCAAGAACTATTAGTGTCTCGGGTGCAGTAACTGGCAGCGTGTCAGTAGACGGCACAGGCAACGTTGACATTGCTACTACAGCGACAAGTGATCCAACATTAACCTTAGACGGCGATGCAACAGGTACAGCAACGTTTACTGACTTAGGTAACGCTACATTAACTGTTACAGTTGACGGCGGCAATGCACAAACTCTTGATAGTTTAGACTCTACTGACTTTACACTAGATCTTGTTACTGGCAACGGTAATACAACAACAAACGCTATTACAGCTGGTGACATTACTGCTACAGGCACGTTCTTTGGTAATGTACAAGGCAACGTAACAGGTACGTTGGGCGGTGAAGTAACGGGTTCGGTATTTGGTGACGATAGTACACTTCTTGTAGATGGTATCAACAATACTATACCAGGATACGTAAGTCTTGCCACTCTGCAGGCTGAAGTAGCAGCATCAACTGATTTTACAGACTTCCAAGCTCGAATAGCAGCACTGTAATAGTGCTGTTATGAGTTGATATCAAGCCAATCAATAACCTCAAGAACTGTTTGAAGTTTACTTCGGATAGTTCTATTCTGGAGAGTATTTCTTAAACCGTGATGTAATGGCTTGGGCCATTTGCTAAAACTAACCCAAGCATAACCATCATGTTCATGATTAAGGTTAGGGATAAATTCTTCAGCAACTAGTGTTAGGTAGGTATGGAAGTGAAACTGATAGTCATTAGACACGAAACTCTCGAGCGGCATAGTTTTTAGAATTTCTATTTCGCCAATTTCTTCTTGTATTTCTCTTTGTAGTCCCTGCCACGGTGTCTCGACTCCTTCAGCAGTTCCGCCTACAAGTCCCCAATGGTTCTTATGACGTCCTTGTGTGCGGTGTATAAAAAGAAACCTATGTGTGTCAAGTGCGTAGAAAAGTGCACCACTGCAAACTATTTGATCCATACAAGTAATTAGCTAAGAAGATCCAAACGCCATGCGCCGTCTGAGTATTCGCCTTCCCAACTCTTGATCCAATAATCGCCGGTCCACTTATACTGGTATCCAGTGTTAAGGTTTGAAGTGTAAGCTACTTCAGTTTCTTCGCTAGCATCAAATACTATACGCCATTCGCGCAGACCAGAGTTAGAATTAATGTACCATTCAACTATATCATTTTCACTAGCAACAAAGTCACTGCCGTCTTGGTTCTTCCAAGCATCTGCGCCGTCAGCATTATTAACGTTGCCGATATCGCCTAGTAACAACAGACGTATACCAACTGTTTTAACAGAACTAGGGTTGAACCTTGCCGGATCGATGATATAATCGATATTGGTTCTGCCTTCAATAATAGTATCTTCAGGAATAGTATCGCCGTCCCATGTGATATTGATTACTGTAGGATCCATGCCATCAAGTGCAATTGTACCTACGATGTAATTGTTAGTTTCGGACGATTGCAAGAATATTCTGCTTGAACCAGCTTGATACTGGCCAGTATATGCTTCAAATAATTCTAACCAACTAACAGTGCCAACACTTTGTCCGTCGATTATCTGAGCTTGGTTGCCGTTTACAAATAGGCCGTAATTTTTCCAAGTAGTAGCAACAACGGTTCTATTGTTACTAGTAACGTCTGTAGTCGTTGAAGTTTCTATTCCGTTCTCATTGTCCATTATATCGCCTGTACGAACTGCTGGCGGAGCCGTGTCAGCCCAAGCAGCTAACTCAGGACCACTAATGCCTAGTTCAATACTGCCATTAGCTTCGTCGTAGATGCTGTTTATAATCTTTTGTACAACGCCTAACTTCTTAACCTTGACTGGTGTAGACAAGTAGATAGGAATACTAAAAGTAAGCTGAGCGACGTCGATCTCTGAATCAACACCAACAGGAATAGACTTTGATGAAAATACAACGCCTTCAAGGTTAACAACAGTCAAACTAGTCCAGTCGATATAATTGTCTGTTGCTTGTATCTCGAAACTTGGGTTAAACAACGCAAGAATCTGTTCAAGTATTTGTAATTTTTGATCAGTATTTGATGCCCATATATCTGCACTTATACGCAAAGTGTACGGACTTGGCATCAGCCTTTCGACAGTGTAGTTTTGACCTTGTGTATTAAGGTATTCTTGGTTGTCTCTGTCGTACGCTCGTTCTCTTACGTTAACCTTGCTAACCAAAGTCTGGTCAGCAGTTCTTGTGCGATCCTGCTCGAGTCCGGTAATATAGACAGCCATTCTAGGTGCACTAGGAATCTTGTTCTCGGAGTTGTCTCTGATTATGTTAGCAACTTGTCGTGTGAGGTCTCCGTACATTACAGGCACCTGTTTGAGGTTGCCGTTAGCGTCCTGGTGTGAAAAGTTACTCAATAGACGAATTGTCTGAGTGAGATATCGTCTTATTTGTTTATCGTAAAAGAAATCAGACATTCTTCTGCTCCTTACGTTGCTTTGCACGTTGTTTCATAGCATCTCTACGTTTTTTAGCCTCTTCGACGCCGTAAATTTCTTCCCAGGTCTTGCCTTTATAATGCTTGCTGTTTGCTGTACCTATTTTACTTTTAGCAGAGGCTGTCTGAGTCTTGCCCTTCATAGCGCCACCATCTTTTCTTGTCCAGCCGCCGTCACCTCCGGACTCTCTTCTTCTAGTATGAGCTGCTTTTTGAGATTCTTTCATAAGTTTAATACTTTGTTCTGAATGTTTTCTATTGTTGCCACCTTGCCTTAGGTTGTATCCGGTTTTTATACTGTCGTAGTCGTCAATGTACTTTTCTTCTAGTTCATTTAGTTCTTCTAGGCTTTTGGCATAATCTATTACTTCCCAAGCAAATGATTCTTTTCCGTATTTTCTTATAGCATTATGGAAATGATGTTTCTTGCTCGAATAACGGCAGTCTGCTATATGTTCTAGCCTTCTTCGATTAGGATCTTGTATAGACTGTCCTATATAAACTTTACCTGATTCTATATGAGTCCACTTATAGATGTGCATTAATTGTCAGCCTTAGGTTTAAGAGCATTTGACAGGCTCTGTTTCTCTGGGAACGTTTCGCCTGCTACTGTAGTTGTATTGTCGTTGTTGATGAACGTGCCCTTTTGAGTAAGTCTGTCTGAACCGTTAGTCATTGTTATTCTAACGTCGTCGTACATCTTCCTCCATCTGTCACCAGTGTATTGAAACATTCTATTTGGCACAAAGTCAGTTCTTAAAAAGTAGTCGCCTTCGACGTTATCTTCAGGGAATTGAATTCCCATGCCGAATGCTTCGCCGTTTGGTGCGTTTGAGTCTGTAAGCAAGTATCCAGTGTATCCTAGTCTATCAGGCTTTCCGTAGATGCCGTCAGCGGTTACTGTAAATGCACTTGTGTCAATATTAGATTCGTCAACAGTTTGTAAGTCGACACTTCCGTCGTGATTTAGTGCGACAGTGTAAAGACGAGAAACATCATAACCACTCTGGTCTGCGGCAGCTTCTGCTTCGGCAACAACTCCGTTATTGATCTGCATCTCTCTTTCGTATGTGCTCAAAAGATCTCTCAAGGTATTGTCCTGGTACTCAGCAAAGAAATTCTCATCTGGTGGCTCGTTACCTGTAGTTTCGTTTGTTACTTCGTAGAGGTTGCCTTTATATCTTACAACCTGTCCTACTGCGTAAGTTTTCTCTGGGTCATACTCTCCTTCAAACAGATCTTCGTCTTCGGGCTTAGTAAGTATGTCACTAAATTCTTGTGTGTCGGTTAGCTGCTTGAGTTTAAGTCTATACAAGTGTGGATACCACGTAGGCGAAAAGCCTTCAGCAGCTCTGTTAACGTCTTCAACTACATAGAATCGTTTCAGTGCTGTTTGGAAATCGTTTGCAGCATATTCGTCCTCTAGATGCGGCAATTCAATAACATCACCACTCATTATTTTACGCCCAATAGTTTTTACTGAACTAGTGATGTGCACTGTCAAAAAGATTGTGTCGTTAGAAAGAAACAAACCAAACTGCGATAAGTCAAAGTCAATATCTTGGACGTTATATATTCCTCGAATTCGATAAATGTCATTGTCGTACTTTCGATCTCTGTTTTCAAGAAACAGTAGGTCTTGTATTTGTGTATTGTCTTTGACAACTTCGCCGTCGTCGGTTCCTAGGTACTTGTGTAGAAACACATCGGTACCGCCTACAGTAAACGATTCGAGAATGGTACGATCCATGAAGTAGTAATCATTCCCGCGTGTTGGTTTGTATAAACTTAGTCTTGGCATTAGCTTTACCTATATTGTAAACGTATTTATCCTTGATAAATACAATACGGAGAACTTCAATGACTGATACATCGATGCAAGAACAATTAGCAACACAAAAACAAGAAGTATACGATTACATTAAAGCCTTTTTAGGTGGCGGCATGGTTGATGTCGAGTTGGATCCTATACACTACCAAACAGGACTTGAAAAAGCACTGTCAAAGTTTCGACAGCGATCAGACCACGCTGTTGAAGAATCTTATCTCTTTCTTCCGTTGGTGATAGATCAAAACCAATATATTTTGCCAAAAGAAGTAATTGAAGTACGCAAACTATATCGTAGAGGTGTCGGATCACGCCACGGTGGCGGAGGCAGCGGAACAGTTTTCGAACCGTTTAACCTTGCTTACACAAACACATATCTTTTGAGCGGATCTACCCAAATGGGCGGACTAGCAACTTATGATTTCTTTGCACAACACCAAGAACTAGTAGGCAGAATGTTTGGCTCGTTCTTAGAGTTTCAATGGAATTCAACAACAAAGAAACTAACCATACTGCAAAGACCACGAGCTGATACCGAAGAGATTCTTATCGAAGCATACAACTATCGTCCTGACAGTCAGTTACTTGAAGACTATTTGGCCAAGCAATGGATTAAGGACTATGCACTTGCAGCGTGTAAGTATATGCTAGGCGAAGCACGAAGTAAGTTTGCAACAATAGCAGGTCCACAGGGCGGCACTAGTCTTAATGGCGACACGCTAAAGGCAGAAGCGCAAGCTGAGATGGAAAAACTTGAACAAGACGTCATCCAGCAAGTGGCCGGCGGGGTTGGTTTTTCTTTTCTAATCGGTTAGGGTTCACAGTAGGATAAGATAAATAAGAGTATGAAAACTACTCTTATTGATATTATTGAAAACGACGCAAGTTATAATAAATCCGCAACCAGGTATCTGTATAAACAGCATCCTGAGCTATGGCAGCGGATTCTAACAGCAACAAATTTTCTGCCTGGAACCGCTAAAGCTAAACAACGAGTGTGGCACGTATTGAATGACGTGTATGAACGTCCTGTGTGTCCTGTAACAGGCGAGTATGTAAAATGGTGGGAGAATAGGTACCTTAAAACATCAAGTGTTTCCGCTAGTACCACGCATAGAAATAAATTAGGACTGAATAATAATCAAACAGAGTCTGCTAAAGCAAAACGCACAAAGACACTAAGAGACGGTTTTTCTACTGGGCGTATCAAGCCTAAACAGTGAACACCTAAAGAAGCTGCCGCTAGGTACGAAAAGATACGTGCTGCTACACAAGAGAAGTACGGGGTTCATTCTACACTGCTAATCCCAGAAGTAAGAGAAAAACAATATCAATCAAAGGTTGATAAAGGAATCATAACAGCTAGAGAGGATCGCACTGCTCGTCAGTTATATTACGACGCTGTAACACGTCTTACTAAGAAGAGCTGGGCAGAGCACTTTGATAAAATAAATCCTAACAGACTAAACAGAAGCGAATGGGACTTGGATCATAATTATAGTATTCAAGCAGGATTCCGCAACGGGATTCCGCCGTATGTTATAGGACATTGGACTAACTTGCGTATGATGATTCCAGCAGAGAACTATAGTAAAGGTATGAAGTGCCACAAAACAAAGAAGCAACTATTTGAAGATGTATTTGCGTCAATCGGTTGATTTAGGTTGACATCTAGTAGTTCTTCAGTTATACTATCTATATAACTGGAGACATGAATGACAATCCCACCCAAACTGATGATAATAGGACACGCTCGACACGGCAAGGACACTGTCTGTGAGTATATTGTCAACAAATACAACTTTGAATACGAATCCAGCAGTCATTTTGCTGCTCGACATTTTATCTTCGACGAACTTAGAGTTCGATTTAACTACCAAACTGTAGAAGAATGTTTAGCTGACAGAGTTAATCATAGAGAACTTTGGTATAACATGATTGCTGATTATAACAGTAATGACCCTGCTCGACTTGGCAAGGAACTGTATGTTGAAAACGATATCTATTGTGGTCTGCGTCACAAGCGTGAATTCCACAGTATGAAGAACCAAGGTGTATTTGACTACGTAATTTGGGTTGACAGAAGCGATCACTTGCCGCCAGAAGACAAGACCAGCATGTCGCTTGAGCCTTGGATGGCTGATTTTGTAATTGACAATAACGGACTGCTAGAGGAAACTAAACGCAACACTACAGACCTAATCGATAACATACTTGTAACGCACTTAGGTTACGATGCATTAGAGGTCTTAGCTCGTTAATAATCAGGCGTTAAGTCGCCCTGTCGCCACTTAGCATCTGTCTTCTGCAGGATACGCTGGCAGTTAGCGCATATAGTCTTTAAGTTATTCGGACGGCAGTTTTCTAAGTCGCCGTCCACATGGTAGACATCAAACTGCTCTGGATGTCTACTTGCAAATCCACACTTCTCACAAAATCCCTTCTTAGTATATCCTCTATAGAACCAGCGAGGCGCTCTGCCTTGTACTGAATTCCTCAAACACGGCCCGCACTTAGAACGATAATACGGTATCTTATCTTTGTAATAATTGATAGCACAGGGCTTTTTCCTGCAGGTTTTGCATAAAGGACGCATAGTTTATATTTAGCACCTTTTCTCGGCCTTTTCCACCTGCAAATACCGGGTGTTTTGTATAAGTTGCGCTAAATACTAGTAACGGAACATACCGCTTAAAGGAGAATTAAACATGGCACTTACTTCACCAGGTGTAGAAGTCACAGTAATTGACGAATCGTTCTACACGCCAGCAGCACCGGGCACAGTCCCAATGATATTTGTTGCTTCTGCACAGAATAAGAGTAATGGTAGTGGTACTGGTGTAGCACCAGGCACGCTAGCAGCAAACGCAGGTAATCCATATCTGCTAACATCACAGCGTGAGCTTGTAGAAACTTTTGGTGACCCTATTTTCTACACTGACGCAAATAACAACCCAATTAATGGCGGCGAACTTAACGAATATGGTTTGCAAGCCGCTTACTCACTGCTAGGTGTTAGCAGCAGAGTTTATGTTACAAGAGCAGACATTGACCTTGGATCTTTGCAGCCACAAGCCGAAGAGCCAGGCGCAGCACCTGACAACGGTACTAACTGGTTAGACACTCAAATCACCCAATGGGGTATCGCAGAGTGGAACGGTGAACCAGCTAGCACAGCAGACGGCCAGACGTTTTCAAATCAAACTCCTATTGTAATTACTGATTCTACTCAGCTAGTAGGCAATCAAGCAACTGGCGCACCAAAAGCAAGTGTTGGTGCTATTGGTCAGTATGCTGTAAAAGCAACTACTAACAAGTTCACTGTTTATGTTAAAGACAACACAGGTGAGTGGCAGCTAGTAGGTAGCCCAGAGTGGAAGGATAGCGTTCCATTCCTAGTAGGCGGCACACCAGGAGGCGGTTCAGATCTAGGTAACGGAAACGACGAGATCATCTTAACTGTAGGCGGCACAAGCTACACATTAAGCGAAGTTGCAAGCGGTGACGTAGATGCACATGTTCAGGCGTTCAACACTACCTTAACAGGCAGTGGTGTAAGAGTCTTTAACGACAACGGCCGTGTTGCATTTTACAACGACGGTTCTGTTGCTGACTTTGTTACCTTTGGCGCTGGACTATTGTTTGGCGAAGACAAGCTAAACATCACTGAAGTTTCAACAGGCGACGTTTACTATGCACCTTCACTTCAGATCAGCCCGCACACAGACGTTCCGCTGTATAGAACAGCAGATAACGATCGTCCTACTGGAAGCGTATGGATCAAATCAACTGAGCCTAACCTAGGTGCACGTTGGAGATACTTCCGTTACAACAGCGACGTTGAATTGTTTGACACAGTTGAGGCACCTTTGTTTGCAACAAACGCAGAGGCTCTTTACTCACTAGACAGAGCAGGCGGCGGCATTAACCTTGCACAAGGCACAACATTTGTTCGTTACAACAGTGAAGGCGAAACTCCTGCACAAGCAGAGTTTAAGATCTTCAGCAGAACAACGTTTGGCCCAACTACTATTGTAAGTAAGCCAGTAACTGATGTGCTTGATCCTGGTTCTGTAACAATCACAATTTACGAAACACAGATTGGCGAGCGAGCTGTATCTTCAGGTACTCCTGTAGTTATTACACTAGCAGGTACTGCTGACGACGCAGACACAATTGCTGGTGCAATTAACTCAGCAGGCTTTGAGAACGTTGTGGCAAGTGTTGACAACCAGAATCGTATTGTTATTACACATGAGCAAGGCGGTGACATTCGCTTTGGCGACGGAACAGACGACACAAGTGGCGTGATGGGCGACGTTGGTTTCGTACCATTTAATCCAGACAACGTAGCAGCAACAACTAGAAACTTCTATCTTGTTTCAGGCAATAACCCAGGTGAGTTCATTGCAAGTAACTGGGCAGAAGCTGACGTTATTGCACAAGATGATCCACCACAGAACCTAGCAGCAGACGGCGAGCTTTGGTACAACAGTGTTGTTGACGAAGTTGACATCATGGTACACGACGGCAGCACATGGGTTGGTTACAGAACAGAGTTTCCAGACACAGATCCAGCTGGCCCAATCGTTAGCGCAGGCGAGCCAACACAGCGTTCAGACGGTGCACAGTTTGTAGATGGTGATATTTGGATTGATACTTCAGACATCGAAAACTATCCAACTATCTATCGTTTCAGTGGCCCGGCTAGCAGATTTGTTCTAGTTGACAAGACTGATCAAACATCAGACGCTGGTATACTATTTGCTGATGCAAGATATGGCACAGACGGTGGCGATGTAAATACTCCTCCGTCAGGAACAATCACAGAAATGCTACAGAGCGACTTCCTGGATCCAGACGCACCAGATCCAGCACTTTACCCACGTGGTATGTTGCTGTACAACCTACGTAGAAGTGGCTTCAACGTTAAGCGTTTTGAGCGCGGCTACATTGACACAACACTAGACAACGATCGCTTCAACGGCGAAGCAATGGCTAATTACTATCCGGACCGTTGGGTGACAGAGTCACGTAACCAGAATGATGGTTCAGGTAGCTTCGGCGCAGCAGCACAGCGTATTGTTGTTGTACAATCATTGCAAGCAATGGTTAACAGCAACGACCAGATCCGTGATGATGAATCACGTGTGTTCAACGTTATGGCAACACCTAACTATCCAGAGCTTATCGGTGAGATGATCACTCTAAACTTTGATAGAGGTATTAGCGCATTTATTGTTGGTGACTCACCAATGACATTGCGTCCAGATGCTACTTCACTTAACGAGTGGGGACAGAACGTTCGTAACGCTGTTGAAGACAATAAGCAAGGTCTTGTTAGTTTCGACGAGTACATGGGTGTTTACTACCCAGCAGGCTTTACAAGTGATAACTTAGGTAACAACGTTGTTGTTCCACCAAGTCACATGGCATTGCGTACAATTGCTTTGAGTGACCAGGTAAGTTACCCATGGTTTGCTCCTGCAGGTACACGACGCGGTGGCGTAACAAACGCAACTTCATCGGGTTACATTAACTCAGAAGGCGAGTTTGTAAGTGTATCACTAAACGAAGGACAGCGTAACACACTATACGCAAACAGCGTCAACCCAATTACGTTCTTGAACGGCGCTGGACTTGTCGTGTTTGGTCAGAAGACACGCGCACGTAACGCTAGTTCACTAGACCGTATCAACGTAGCACGTCTTGTTATCTACTTGCGTTCACAGCTTAACAGATTGGCTAAGCCATACTTGTTCGAGCCAAACGACAAGATAACACGAGACGAGATCAAAGGCGCAGTAGAAAGCCTGATGCTAGAACTAGTAGGGCAAAGAGCACTTTACGATTATATTGTAGTGTGTGATGAGACAAACAACACACCTGCAAGAATCGATCGTAACGAACTCTACGTCGACGTAGCGGTTGAACCTGTTAAAGCAATTGAGTTTATCTACATTCCATTGAGACTCAAGAACACAGGAGAGATTGCAGGTCTATAAGCAAAAAGATAGGGCTCTTTTATAGAGCCCACTTTTTGATAAATACTAGCAACAGGAGAATAATTAAATGGCAATTTCATCACTATCGAAAATTACAGTACCACTAGCTAGTGACCAGTCGGCTACTAGTCAGGGTCTGTTGATGCCGAAGCTACAGTATCGTTTCAGGGTATCACTTGAAAACTTTGGTGTAAGCTCAGGAACAACTGAACTAACCAAGCAAGTGGTTGACGTTACACGCCCTAACGTAACTTTTGAGGAAATGGAAATTCCGATCTACAACTCAAAAGCGTATCTTGCAGGTAAGCATACTTGGGATCCACTTACACTTAACTTGCGTGACGATGTTACTGGCTCTGTTCAGAAACAGGTCGGTGAGCAGCTACAGAAGCAGTTCGACTTCTTCGAGCAGTCAAGCGCAGCTTCAGGTGTTGATTACAAGTTCTTAACACGTATTGAGATACTAGACGGCGGTAACGGTTCTTTTGAACCAACTATATTAGAAACATGGGAGTGCTATGGTTGCTTTGTACAAAATGCAAACTATAACTCACTAAACTATGCAACTAATGAACCGGCTACTGTTACACTGTCAATTAGATTTGATAACGCAGTGCAGACACCACAAGGAACAGGTGTTGGTACAAATGTTGGACGTTCCGTTGGCGCGCTTATTACAGGTGCAGGCACAGGCAGCAACTAAGCCACAATTTAACAAACCTAATAGAAGGAGTCGTTTTCGGCTCCTTTTTTATTATGTACGTGGTTAATAGTTTTGCATAAATATTACTATGGCAAATAAATTAAATGGTTTTCTAAATAACGTCGGACAAGGACTTACAAATCCTAAAGGCAACCTTGGTGACTTTCGTCACGCTGCTAGGATGTTTATTGACGATACGTTTAGACTAGCACCAAAACAAAAGTTCCTATTCTTTGTGAACTTTGAAATAAACCCCGCAGCACTTGAGCAATTTCCACAGTTAAAAAACAGACACTTGCCTGAAATAAACATGCTGTGCAAGACTGCTGATTTGCCACAATTTTCAGCGAGTGTAGATGTAAAGAATCAGTACAACAGGAAGAAAGTAGTTCAAACAACACTTGAATACACGCCAGTTAATATCACAATGCACGACGATAACCAAGGCATAACTACCTTCTTGTTAGAAGCATATTACAAGTACTACTATAGAGACGGCCGCGGCGACGCTCGAGAAGACGCATACGGCGCCAGAAATACATACAGTGGAGTGCGCAAATATAGATATGGTCTCGATAATGGCACTGTAGTCCCTTTCTTTAAAAACATTAAGTTATATCAGTTGTCAAGGCAGCAGTTTACTGAATATACTCTAGTCAACCCAATGATCGAAAGATGGGGCCACGACTCAATGGACTATTCCGACAGCGCAGGTGTATCAGAAAACACGATGGTAATAAACTACGAAACTGTGCTCTACGACAGAGGCAGGATCGATGAAGACCTACCAGCAACGTTCGCTACGTCGCATTACGATACTGTGCCTAGTCCGTTATCAGTTGAAGGCGGTGGTGTTGCAAACTTGTTCGGCGCAGGCGGCGTATTAGACGGTGGCAGTTCTGTTTTAGGCGATGTGGCTTCAGGTGACATCGGATTAGGCACTTTGCTTTCAACAGCTAACACAGTAAAAAATGCTAAACAACTTAACACAGAAAACATCACAGCAGAAGGTATAGGACTTGCTACAAGCACACTGTCAACGATTGGCCAAGGCGCTTCGCTAGGCGGAATCGCTGGTTCGATTATTCCAAGTGCCGGAGCAGGCAACGAAGGTACAACAGTAGCACTAGCACCTAACAGTGACAACTCCGGTTCGCAGGCACCTAGTGTCGGACAGGGGCAAAAGTTAGCATCAGCAAGAGGACGTAACACGCCATGACAAATTTTCCAAACAATGGACCAAGAAACACTGACCAACCAGTACGTGACTTCTTTGACAGGTATTATCAAAGCAGAGTTGAATACGCCGCAAGCGAAGTAGACTCGGTAATTGGCTTCTTTGACAAGCGAGGCTTTGGTGAAGCATCAAGTTCAAGTATTTCGGCAACCCTACTACAGCAAGCAAAGAGAGACGGAGTTAGTACTTTTAAGTTGCTTGATACTCTAAAAGGCCTTAATGATGCGCAATTAAGTGCTCTAATAACCGAAATCCTAAACTTCTCAAGAATCAAGTCTAGTGTCTTGGGTTACAAAGACCCTAACACTACAAACTACTTTGAAGCAAGAAACATAATTTCTTAATATGGCAAAGTTTGCACAAGGTAAGTTCACTCCAAAGAACCCAGAGAAGTATTTGGGCAATAAGACACCTATGTATCGGTCAGGGTGGGAATTTACCGTAATGCGTTTTTGCGATGAACATCCTTCAGTATCTCAATGGGCTAGCGAAGCCGTTAAGATACCCTACAGAAATCCCCTCACAGGTAAACAAACCATATATGTACCTGACTTCTTTATTGCTTATAAAACCAAACACGGTAAAGACAGAGTTGAACTAATCGAAGTAAAACCCAGCAACCAAGCAGTAAAAGAACGAACAGGCAGAAGCAAATCAAACCAAGCGGCTTGGGTAGTTAATCAAGCCAAGTGGGAAGCAGCTCGCGCATGGTGCAAACAACAAGGTATTACTTTTCGCATTATAACCGAAGAAGATATCTTTATGGGCACAAAAGGCAGTGGTAAACGAAAGTAATCAATCAGTGTGACTAAATAAAAGTAGCACTTTATAAGGTAATCTTATGACTAAAAAATTAGAAGAAGATAGCAGACTGTTTCTAGAAAACAAATACACTGCAACGTATTGGAAGATAATTTCTAATGCGAGAATAAAAGGTCCTGTTGGCTATAAAGAACGTCATCACGTTATTCCTAAGAGCATGGGCGGCTCAGACGATCCTGAAAATCTTGTAGACTTATCTTTGCGTCAGCATTTTATATGTCACAGACTACTAACTAAGATGACAACAGGTAAGAGCAAAAAATCTATGACTTTTGCAGCTTGGAGAATGGCCACAGGAATGCAAAAGAAGAACCGCAGGCTAAGTTCTCATACGTATAAGTTGTTAAGAGAGAATGCAAGAGATGCTTTACTGGGACATAAGAATTATTTAATATCTCACTCTGAAGAAAGTAAGCAGAAGATTAGAGAGTATCAATTCGAAAAGCATTCTAAAATGACAAAAGAAGAAACAACTGAGTGGGTCATGCGATCTATGAACTCGCCGGAGTCGTGGTCTAAAGAACGAAGAGAAAAGATAAGCAGATCTACTACCGGTAAGAAGAAAACACGGACAGAACAATTTTACAGATCTAAAGACAAGACACGTACTCAAAGAACTGAACGAATGATTAAAGAAGCTAAAAAGAACAAAGGAAAGACGTGGAAAGTTATAGACGGAAAACGAGTGTGGATGGAGAAACAACATGACCCGCAAACTTGAAGAGCTTCTTGACCTAGAAAGCTCTAAAGAAGTTATTGACAAAGCTGAAAAGCAAGAAAAGGATCTTGAGAAGGATAAAAAGGCTCAAGAAAAAGAAGCTCTTAGAGAGATAGCAGAGTTTGACAAAATTACCGCTGCACTGCCTACTGTAAAAGGTTTGGGCGAGATGGGCGACCGAGAGTTAGAAGAAGTAGCTACAAAGGCCATGGATGCATACGACGACTTGATGGACCTTGGCATGAACGTAGAAGCAAGGTATTCGGCTAGAATATTTGAAGTAGCTAGCTCTATGCTAAAAACAAACCTCGAAGCGAAGAATTCGAAATTAGAAAAGAAACTAAAGATGGTCGAATTGCAACTTAAAAAAGAAAAGCAAGACAACGATCAAAATAAGAAAGTAGAGAAAGACGACTTCTTTAACGGCGAAGGTGAAGTTATAACAGACCGTAACAGCCTACTTCAACGGCTAAAGTCAATGGATAAAGACGACAACAAGGATAAATAAGATTATAACTAGGATATTGCCATGAGATCTTTTACAGACATACTAACAGAATCAAAAAAGAGCTACCCATTTAAAATTGCGGTAGCAGGCGAGCTCGCTGAAGATTTTACTGAACACCTTGAAACCGCTCTTAAGAAGTTTGGAGTTACAGAACTATCGTCAGGTAAGAAGACGCCTATCCAGGAACGTCCACTAGACTTTCCTCAACTGCAAAACATGGAAGTTACTCACTTCGATGCTGAGCTTTCATACCCAACAACATCACAAGTACTAGCAGGCTACTTAGCTTCATGTTGCAACACTAACGAGAATTACGTTGTAGTAAGAGGAGCAAACGAGCCGCTAGAACGCTATCAAGAAGACGCGCCAAAAGAAGGCGACACTGAAACCTACGAAACAATGCTTACTAAAGAAGACATGGGCGGAGAAAGCGCACGTGAAAGCGTAGGTGGTAACAGAGTTATGGATCTACTGAAAGAACTTGAGAGTGCTCGTAAAGAGCGTGATCATGAACCGACTGCGGGAGCACCTGTAGGAGAATCAGAAGACATCTCTGATAGCGCAAACACAAAAAGTCCAATAGGGAGCTAACAATGGATAGCAGCACAAAGAATTTAAAAGATATGATTCAGCGCATGACAGAACTAGAAGGTTCAGGTGCGTCAGACGAAAGCAAGAAGCAACAGTTAGACGAAGCAATTAGCATAACAGCCGACTCTGCAGACGAGCTTGCGTCGCTTGCGAAAATGCTAGGCAATGCTGGCATGAGCGAGCCAGAGGCACAGGGCGCACAAACTATGCCAATGCGTCAAGACATGGAACGTCTAGCAGGCATTATGGGCGATCCAGAACCAATGGTAACAGGCGAAGACGACATAGGCGGAATTGAAAAAAAAGTTCACGGACTACCGCCGGGCGGTGAAAGCGTAGATGAAATGTCATCAGGTAGCGGCCAAGAAGTCGAGAAGTTACTTGGGTTGGTTAAACAAGTAGCCCAAGGCGATCGAAGAGCCCAAAGCGAGTTTAAAGATACAGTCAGCAACGAGTTCACAGGCGTAGATGCTGGCCGACTTCTTCAGAAACTTAGCAAAATGGATAGTCGTAAACAAGCCGAGGTAATCGAAGAGTTGGTCAAGCGTGGTCAGCGCCAAGTAGTTAGTAAGTCAAGTGCAAGCATGAAAGAACCAACGTTCGAAGACAACGAAGAAGGAGCACTTGGTGGCAAGGAAGAAGCTGTACGTGAGTGGTATAACAAGTATTCTAAATACAAAAACGACCTAGGAGATGCATTGCCAGATGGATTGGTACGTTTTTTCCTTGATTCTGGTGCATCACAGGATATGATGGAAGTTGGCGAAATGGCCAAGGCTGAAAAATACTTTGGGAAAGACCTTGACGATTGGGGAGACGAAGAACTTGACAAGTTCTGGGACGTAGCTCCAATTTCTGATGGAATGGTCGACGATCTAGCGACCATTGCAGGGCAATCAGTTGACGAAGCCCTTGCTAACGAGGTTCAAGAAATCATCCAAGGCAGTACCGACGAAGGCTACGATAACGAGCCAGACGAAGAGCAGCAAGACCACCAGTATATGACCAAAGACTTGTCAGGCGGCCTAAACCGTCAGAAGAGAGCGTATGCAAAAGCGCAAGACGGCGACAACGCAATGGCTGTCGAGGGTGTCAAAGACAGACTATACGCGCAACTTTCTGAAAAGAAGAAAGCCGATAAAGATTACGACGGTGACGGAAAAATTGAAACTCCAAAAGCAGAGTATCAAGGCTCGAAAATCAAAGCAGCTAAAGAAAAAGGCAATTTACCAAAAGACAAAAAGAAGAAGTAACTTCGCATAGCGCCACCGGGCGCTATTGTCTTGAGTAAATACACTATGAGCAAATCACTTGACGGCGTACTAACCAAAAAAGCTAACCAGCAGGAAACCTACACAGAGAAACAAATAGAACAACTTGTTAAGTGTATGGAGCCTGAAGAAGGTTTCTTGTATTTTGCCAAGAATTTTGCTTATATACAGCATCCAGTAAAAGGCAAACTACTGTTTGATCCTTACGAATATCAAGAACGACTCTTAGAAAGTTACCACAGCTACCGCTTTAACATAAACATGTTGCCTCGTCAAACAGGTAAGACAACATGCGCGGCTGTATACCTAGCTTGGTATGCAATGTTCCATCCGGACCAAACTATCCTAATTGCTGCACACAAGTACTCTGGTGCACAAGAAATTATGCAGCGTATACGCTATGTCTACGAGCTGTGCCCCGACCATATTAGAGCTGGTGTTGTCAACTACAACAAAGGCTCGATTGAATTCGAAAACGGTTCTCGTATAGTAAGTTCTACCACAACAGGCAACACTGGACGTGGTATGGCTATATCACTACTATACTGTGACGAGTTTGCGTTCGTACAACCAGGCATCGCTGACGAGTTTTGGACTTCGATATCACCTACACTAGCAACAGGTGGTCGAGCAATTATTACATCTACACCAAACTCAGACGAAGATACATTTGCAAACATCTGGAAGGATGCAGAAAGAAAGTTTGATGAACACGGCAACGAAACAACACTAGGGGTCAACGGTTTCCATTCGTTTACAGTATCGTGGGACGAACATCCAGATCGCGACGACGAGTGGAAGAAAGCAGAAATTGGACGTATTGGCGAAGAGCGTTTTCGTCGTGAGTACGGCTGCGAATTCCTAGTATTTGACGAAACCCTTATTAACTCGATCAAGCTGTCTACAATGGAGGGCACTTCACCTAAACTAAACATGGGCCAAACTCGTTGGTATGCGAAACCTAAGGCAGGATACACCTATGCCGTAGCACTTGATCCTAGCATGGGCACAGGCGGCGACAACGCTGCTATACAGGTAATTGAGCTGCCTACCTATGTGCAGGTCGCAGAGTGGAACCATAACCTAACATCGATACCTGGACAGATACGAATACTAAAAGACATTTGTGCGTATATACAAGAAACTATTAAAGCTCCAAATTCTATTTACTGGAGTGTAGAGAATAACAGCATAGGCGAAGCTGCTCTCCTTGTAATACAGGACGTCGGCGAAGAAAACATCGACGGCTTGTTTATATCAGAGCCAATGCGCAAAGGTCACGTGAGAAAGTTCCGCAAAGGATTCAACACCACTCACGGCGCAAAGATTTCAGCATGTAGTCGTCTAAAAACAATGATTGAAAACGACAAGTTAGTTGTGCACTCAAAGCCTTTGGTATCAGAGCTTAAAGGGTATATTGCAACTGGATCGAGTTACCAAGCCAAGCAAGGAGCCAGTGACGACTTAATATCTGCACTGTTGCTGACTATTAGAATGATGGCTGTACTCAAAGACTGGGATCCTAAGATCTATAATACATTTACACAAGCAGAGGATGACGACTATGACCCTCCGATGCCGATCTTTATGAGCAACAACGGATAAATACGTTATGGACCTAAACACAATTGCAGAAGAGTTATTTTCAAAAGTACGCGGGAGATTTCCGAGCGTAACTATCGGCGACGGTGACGGCAATGTTACTAATGAACCAGCCGAAGCACGTTACTACGAATTTACTTTTGACAAAACTAACGACAACAAAATTAGCATATCACTGAGCGAAGACGACGGCGTCGTTATTATGTACGCAGACAGCGTTACAGAAAACGAAATAGCTAAAGGCAAGTGGTATGAGTTCTTACGTGAAATGAGAATGTTTTCAAAGAAGCGTATGCTAAACTTTGATGTCCGCAATATTACAAAATCGAATCTAAAGAAAAGAGATTACCAATATCTCGCAACGAACTCCGGAGACAACAGTATGAACGAATCGAAGCTATACGGAACTTCAAAGATGAGCTATCAAGATATGGACAATGCTAGACTAGTAATTAAACATACTGAAAGTGTCGATCAAGAAGTTCCAGCAGGCCGCACTAGAAACATCAGCGCAATTTACATTGAGAATAACGAATCAGGCGAAAGGTTCAAGTATCCTTTCAAACACTTAGCAGGCGCTAGAGCAATGGCTCGACACGTAGCAGAAGGCGGCACTACGTATGACGACTTCGGTGAGCATATAGTTGGCTTGTCAGAAGAGCTTTCGAAGCTACGCAAGTTTAAGAACTACATGGGTCGTTCAAAAGTTATGGCAGAAAGCCTAGCTGAGTACATGGGAGTTGTACACGAGCGTATTGGTACAGTCAAGAAAAGAATTGATAGTTTACAAAAGCCTGGTTATTACAAAGAAGCATACGAAGGTTTTGAGAAGCCAGTGTTTGAAGAAATACCAGAAGACGTAAAAGAGAACTGGATTGACCAACTTACTATACGTCAGTTTAACGAAGAGCTCAAAGACGTGTTTCCATACATTTACAAGCTAATCGGTGAAGGCACACGCGCTAAAGAACTTGGTCCAGATGACTTCATGAGTGAAGACGACCGTTATTCTGACGAAGCACCAGATCCTATCGAAGATGACGACGATGACGTAGAGGAAGGCATTGGCAGAAAGTTCAACAAGCTAATAGACTTTGGTGACCTGAAGCCTAAAGATATACAGAAAAGAGTTCGTGCTATGACTGACGATCAGTTGAAGATGCTAGGTAAAGACGTTGGCGAAAAGCCAGGTGACGGAAGCGAACGCGGTCTTCAAACGAAGTTGATTAATCAAGAGCTTAAAAGACGTTATGGCATTAAGCCGGGCAAAGATGTTTCAGAAGATGAAGATCCTTGCTGGGATAACTACAAACAGGTTGGTATGAAGAAAAAGAACGGAAAAGAAGTTCCTAACTGCGTGCCAGAAGAGCAGCAGATAGAGGCTTATTTTGAAGAACTAATGGGTGAGTGGGCAGATCAGCCTATCAGCGAGATGTCACCTGAAGAACTAGCAAACATGGTCGATAAGCGTGGCCCGCAAGAGTCACCTAAAGAGTACATTAAGCGAAAGTACGAAGACCTAAAGAAACTATCTGCAGAAGTAGGTCACAATGCTGAAAAGGATCTGATCCGAAAAATTGCTATGCAAAAGGATCAACTAAAACAAGCATACGAGCTACTATCAAAGAAAGAGTCAGCAGAAGCAGAAGACGACGCGGTCACAGAGCAGAAGTCACCACTAAGTGAATTTATTCTCAGCTTTTATGATCGTGCATCGGGTTCTTTCCCTAAAGGCGAAACAGCCATTCTTACTATGGTAGAAAAAGATTACGGCGACGAGTTCGTAGAACCAGCAAAAACCTTTATCGAAAGAGTCAACCAAACGTTCGAGCAGTATAACTCGAGCGGAATGCAAGAACCGGCACCGGCAGTAGCTGCTCCGGCAGAAGACAGCGAATTTGATCGCATTAGACAGCTAGCTGGTCTCTAAGACCAGCTAAGTTGTTCATTTTCTTAGAAAAAATCGCTTGACAAGATAAATAACATTGTGTAGTATTAAACATGTGCTACACACTTAAGGCACTGAAAACATAGGCAAATAGGCAAAATTAGGAGGCATATAACTATGGCATCATTAGCAGAAATCCGCGCGAAACTCAAAGAGCAAGAAGCAAACAAAGGCGGAGGCAACAACACACCTGGCGACAACGCCGTTTATCCATTCTGGAACATCAAAGAAGGCGAGAGTTCAACACTACGCTTTTTACCTGATGGCAATACTGAAAACACATTCTTTTGGCAAGAACGTCTTATGATCAAACTGCCCTTTCCTGGCATTAAAGGCGAAACTGACTCACGTCCAGTGATTGTATCAGTTCCCTGCATGGAAATGTATGGCAAGACTTGCCCGATCCTTTCTGAGGTACGTGGTTGGTTCAAAGATCCGAACCTAGAAGACATGGGTCGTAAGTATTGGAAAAAGCGTTCTTACATCTTCCAGGGCTTCGTAACAGACGACGCACTTAAAGAAGACAATCCGCCAGAAAACCCTATCCGTAGGTTTATCATCGGACCACAGATTTTCCAAATCATCAAGCAGGCTCTTATGGATCCAGACATGGAAGACTTGCCAACTGACTACACAGCTGGCGTTGATTTCCGTCTGAACAAGACCAGCAAGGGCGGCTATGCTGACTACTCTACATCAAACTGGGCACGTCGTGATCGTCCGCTATCTGAAACAGAAATGAAAGCTGTTGAAGAGCACGGTCTCAAAGACCTAGCAGAGTTCCTGCCAAAGGAACCAGACGAAACTGTACTGAAAGTAATCAGTGAAATGTTTGAAGCTAGTGTCGACGGCGAACCGTACGATCCAGATCGCTGGAGCCAGTACTACCGTCCAGCAGGCATGGCGTCAAAGACAGGCGATCCTAACAAGGAATCAAAGCCAGAGTCAAAGCCAGCACCAAAGGCTGAATCAAAGCCAGAACCGAAAGCTGAGTCAAAAGTTGACGTTAGTGAAGAGGAAGGTGAACTTCCTTGGAACGAAGACAAGACTGAAGACAAGGCAGAGGAAAAGTCAGAAGGCAGCGGTAGCGCCCAAGACATTCTGTCAATGATTCGTTCACGTCAGAACCAGTAATAGCACACAGGGGGAGCAATCCCCCTTCTTTTAATTAATAGAGGAGTCACTATGGCTAAATCTTTCGATCCGACTAAATTTCGAAAAGAGTTAACAAAATCGATTACCGGTATGAGTGCCGGCTTTAATGATCCTACGGATTGGATCTCAACAGGAAACTACGCTCTCAATTATCTTATCAGCGGCGACTTTTACAAAGGTGTGCCATTGGGCAAGGTAACAGTGTTTGCTGGCGAGTCGGGTGCAGGTAAGAGTTATATCTGCTCAGGCAACATTATCAAAGACGCACAGGACCAAGGCATCTACGTTGTGTTGATCGACTCAGAGAACGCACTAGACGAAGCATGGCTACACGCGCTAGGCGTAGAAACTGGTGAAGACAAAATGCTTAAACTGAGCATGAGCATGATCGATGACGTTGCTAAAACAATGTACACCTTCATGCAGGACTACAAGGAAATGGCAGAAGAAGACCGTCCTAAGGTACTGTTTGTAATTGACAGCCTTGGTATGATGATGACACCTACTGACGTTGATCAGTTTCAAAAGGGTGACATGAAAGGTGATATGGGTCGTAAGCCCAAAGCACTCGCAAGTCTTGTTCGCAACACTGTAAACATGATCGGTGCCTACAATGTAGGTCTTGTGTGTACTAACCACACATACGCAAGTCAAGACATGTTTGATCCAGATGACAAGATCTCGGGTGGTCAAGGCTTTATCTATGCCAGCTCAATTGTAGTTGCTATGAGAAAGCTCAAACTCAAAGAAGATGAAGACGGCAATAAGATTGCTGACGTACGAGGCATTCGTGCAGCATGTAAGGTAATGAAAACACGCTACGCAAAACCATTTGAAAGTGTGCAAGTAAAAATCCCTTATGACGGCGGCATGAATCCATACTCAGGACTTGTTGATTTGTTTGAGAAGAAAGGACTTCTTGTTAAGCAAGGCAACCGTCTCAAGTACATTGATTCAAACGGCGAAGAGCATCTAGAATTTCGCAAGAAGTGGACAGGTGACAAGCTCAATATGCTAATGGATGATTTCTATAAGATCAGCGACCCTACTGAACAAGAGGTAAATAGCGCTGACGAAGAAGATACCCAAGATCATATTGAGGAGCCAACTGGGAATGAATGAAGAGCACGTAAGCGAAGTATGGATGCTGTTTAAACAGTATATGGATAAGAAGCAGATAGAAATAGCTGCTGAAAAGTATATTGACATGCTTGCAGATCACGGCGTCGATGACGTCGTGTTGCAAGATGCAATGGGCATGGACGCCGTCTTAGATGACGCAATCATCTACTATCTTGACCTAGATGCAATAGACGACGAGGACTAACATGGGTTGGTACAGCACAGTATCAAAAGACATCTCTAGAATTCCAGATGCTATTCAGTATTACGAATCGGAACTTGAAGATGCTCGCCTTGAAGTAAAAATCAAAGGAAGTCTTGAAAAAGCCTCAGCAGAAATGCCAGGGGTAATAGAGCATCGCTTTAACCAACTACAAGAAATTGAAGTTGTGTTAAACTACTTGAATATAGAACTGCGTAAAATACGCAGTTCTTATTTTAAGAAATACCTTGAAAATTACCAGCGAGCTCTCAGCAGCAGAGATGCAGAAAAATACGTAGACGGTGAAAAGGCAGTGGTAGACTACGATCTACTCATAAACGAATTTGCACTACTGCGTAACAAGTGGTTGGGCATTCTAAAAGCCCTAGACTCCAAAGGATTTTCTATCAACAATATTATAAAACTTAGAGTAGCCGGACTAGACGATGTCTCGGTATGATAAATACTTTAGACAAAAGGCATTTATATGAACATCTACTATGTTTACGGGTTGATAGACCCTAGAGACAACTTACCATTTTACGTTGGCAAAGGAAAAGAGAACCGAGCATACACACATCTTAAAAATAACTCGGGTACTTGTAATCCTAGAAAAGACGCAAGAATTAACGAGATTTATAGTTTGGGATTGACTCCTGTTGTGGAGCTCTTTTTAGAAAACGTCGATGACTTAACTGCGTATAACACCGAAGAAGCGACGATTCTAGAATTAGGTAGAGAGGGGATAGACAATAACGGAATGCTAACCAACATTAGTCTACACTCTCAACCGCCTTCGCAAAAAGGTAAAAAACGGACATTTACTCAAGAACATAAACAAAAATTATCAGCTAGTCTAAAAGGTAAACCTAAGCAGTATGATACATGGCAAAAGGGACTAACAAAAGATACAGATGCCAGAATTAAAAAAATGGCCGAGAAAAGAAGTCAAACAGGCAATCGTCATCAAATAGGCCAAAAGTATTCCCAAGAAAGAATAGAAAAGATTAGAAGTGCGTTAAAAGGAAAGACAGTGCCAAACGATCAAAAAGAAAAGATGAGTTTAGCAAAGAAAGGAAAGACTTAGGAAGAGATTTTTGGAGAGGAAGGCGCAGCCCAAAGAAGAGTAAGTAAAATTAAAGGCGAGCAGCATCCGAATGCTAAAAAAGTAAATACTCCAGAAGGAACATTTAGTACTGTAACAGAAGCTTCGAAGTATTTTAAAGTCTCGGATTACACTATTAGAAAAAGATGTCTAAACGATAAGGAAAGAGGGAAACAATGGCAGATTACAAACGTAGTCAAGCTAAGAGTTGTAGGGATGGAAGACGCGTCTCTGTAATATGAAAAAATTTATAATCAGACTAGCAGACTATCCGGAAAGCATAAGACTGTCAGAGTACTGTATGAGCACAGCCAAGAATCATGGCTGGCAAGACTTAGA